GGCAAACGGATTGGTCTCGAGATGAGTCCGGGTAAAGCTTATATTCATGAGCGATACGCAAATATCAATTCTACAAGTCTTGATATGGACTTATCGAGGGTCAATACGACTCCCGTTGAGATAAAATTCCTCAACGTCGGTCTTATGGTGGGTCAGCATAAGGTGCTTGGAAAAGTAGGTTCTGACGACGAGATTAGGAGCAATCCGGTCTCGGCTGTTGTTACCGAGGTTGTCCGAGGAAGCCTCCCAGGGCGTGAAGCAGATGTCTTTCGACAGTACTGTGGAATGCATGGGGAGGAGCTAAGGCGTGAGGTTAAAGGGAGAAATCTCTTTGTACCGCGGGTTCTTGGCGGGATGGGTGTTATGCCCATCTTTGGAATCGAGACTTCACTCACACTTGGACAGGTGGCCTTAGCTGAAAGGCTAATTCATCTAGACAGACTGGTTCCGATGGAACGACCACTCCCATTAGGTTGGGAGGTAGGCAAACTCTTGGAAGTTTCTGCTGACCCGATTCGCTTAGCGGCGGAGAGGGACGAGGTGGAGATAACCATGAGGTCCATGGTCGGCCCAATCAGTAAGGAGAAGGTTCTCTTCCCCTTCTGGGGCCGGTTCAAACCGGTATAGTGTTGGTCCTTTGTCGAGCCTGTCGACATTAAACCAAGGTCAGATCGGAGTGAAAATCTCTAGCGGGTCTTTATGGCCGGATTGCTTAGATCCGGTGCCCAAAACGTTGGAATGTCGTCTACTTGATCGGTAGATAATCCCAAAGCTAAAGGCAAGCTTTGAAAGGAGTCTACGACAGACTGTAAACACTTACGTGCTAATAAGAAAGCCGAGAGACTGCACGGAGCAGCTCCACCCCAAAGCAACTGGGGGTGTTTCCGCAAGACATGTTGTGCGTCGCGCGAAATGGTGAGATAAGCTAAGCTCATCAGGGAACACGGGAGTCCATAAAGATGTACAGTCCTTCCCCCTTACGAGGGTTGAATCCGTTACATATTGTATAGAATGCCAAACAAGAAGAAAGTCTCCATGAAGCCAATTGCTTCACGACCGAAATCCAAACAGCGACAAGTTGCCGTTGTTTCCTTGCCCTACAACTCACCAATGAAGCCAATTCCTAGGTTTGTTTCACTCCGCCCGGTTATCCCGGGTGCTTGTGTCGCTTACTCAGGTTGTGACTACATAGGTTCTGTGAGTTCATCCTCCACCGGTACTTCAACCGGTGCGCTCTCAAGCCTGGCTGCCTTTTCCTCCTCGGGTTTTCCCCGACTTTTCAGTATTGCTGATCTCTTCCTCCGCTTTCATTGGCGGAAGTTGAAATATCACTTTATTGGAAAGTCGGCTTCCACCCAAGCTGGGACTGGTGCCTTTTGTGCTTTTGTGCTGGATGCCTCGACTACTTCAATCGTGGTCAACACTGAGACGATCGTAAAGAACGCCGAAGGTGCCCTTGTTTTGAAGGGTTGGGAATCTGGGTCTCTTGATGTGAATGTGGACGCTGCTGGTACCCGGTGGTACAACAACGACGCAGACACAATCCTGTCCGCCGTTGGCGCGGTCTGTCAGTTCATTCCACAGACGACTAACGCTGCTGATCTCTCTTGGGATCAGTACGTTGAGTACGAAGTGGAGTTCGCTGAACCAGTTGCCGGCGCGACGATCTCTCCCCTTACCAGGGAGAGACGCGACAAGAAACTTCAAGAATTCCTTTCTAACATGGGGAAGCCCCGTGTAGAGATCCCCGACATCGAGGATTTGGATAAGGAGATCACTAAGCTTCGAAAGAAACTTTGTGATCTGGAATGTCGAAAGACTTCCTCCGCGTAAAGCGGGGGTGGATAGCTCAGGGATAAGCCCCAACCTGAAACTAGGTCCCTCCAAGGAGGGTTGGCACCTAGTATCCAAGCTAGCTCACGATCAGAGAACCACTGATCGGACATTTTGTTACGCTCTATCAAGGACAAGATAGGGTAGTGGACGAGTATTTCTCAGGCCAGTCTTTTCGAGTAGTCAACTCTAAAGATCCTGGATTGAGAAGCCTAGGAAGTGCTCCTAGTGTAACTCTCCTGGAGTAGTGTTATTCCGACCGAAATCTAACTGATGATTAGTACGACTTCTTTGAACCTCCTTTGGTCAGTAAGAGTAGCTTATAGCTTAATTGCATTTAAGGAACCCTCATTGGAAAGAAAGTAGTTGGAACCACTATAAAGAAGAATCTGACAGAAATGTTTGAGTCCGAGTTTCAATTTTCTCATCGTTGATAAACGCTGAGTTGGTGAAATAGGGATTGACAAACCTCTGAAAGAAAGTCCAC